CTTCACGGTCTTGTACAGGGATTGAGTTCTGTCTATTCTTATTATCCTGCATCCTTGCCTCACTGATTTCATAGCGTGAGGAAATGGCATAGCGTTGTGAGAATTCTTGGAAGCTAAAGCTACGATGACGCAAGATCTGACGAGCAATGTCACGGGTAGTTTCAATTTCCATACAGACATTGACCATCTCGAAAGGTGACCAGTGTTTGTTATTCATCAAATACTTCAACAGCTTAGGAGCTGTCTCAGGATTGTCCTGATTCTCTGGGTTGCTCACCCTCGCCATGTACGCTATCAGGTGTTCCGCATTCGGGGTTGCCCAGATCAATGTTACTGACATACTTAGCTCCTTCATTAATGCCGTTCTTAATGGCTGTGATTATACCAAGATTGAGTAGGAAGTTACGCTCTTCCCAAGTCAAATCGAATTGGTATGTAGCACTACCATCAGCATGCTCATCTATCATTTCTACATTCATTTCTTTTTCCTTTCGGCTTTCTCTTCCTCTGTCTTCGCCTTGTGACAAGGCTTACACAAAACTTGCAGGTTCTCTATCTCACAAAAGATGCGGTCAATGAATGAATCCCATCCAATGAATCCCACCTTAGGATCTACCACTGGTAACACATGATCTACCTGTACATCGGTAGCAACAAAGTGCTTCTTACATTTAGCACACTTGTAATGCATTGCCAGCTTGCCTGTCTTCTTGTTAGTCTTCCTACCAACGAAAGCTTCTTTCAAAGCTTTGAACTTAGGAGGCCAACGCCTAGAAGCAGCTCTCAGTGCTGAGGTGACAAAGCTTCTAAACCTAGCGTCTGTCCACTCACCACCGTTTCTCTTTTTGTTATCTGCCAATTTGTGTATCTACTAAATGCGACATGTCAGCAGCATCGTAATGCACAAATAAATCCCTAGCAATTGCTAAAGCTTCGTCAATGTCCAGAGCAACAAACTCAGAAAGGTATTTATCGTACTCCCCTTCAGCCACATGCTCAACAACATAGCCATTGCTTGCCTCCCTAATGGTTACAGAATTAACTTTCATTCCAGTCCTTCAATATCCACGAAACGAAAGATAACATCTTGTGCATCCATTCGTTCCAACGAAGCAGTTAAGTTTTCAGTGATGGCTTCACTCAGCACTTCTTCATTTAAGTAGACATTGGGTAGGTCTTGTGGTTTGAAGAACACCCTAAGGTTGATATCAACAGCAATCATAATCGTTCCAATCTTTCTTCCACCAATCTGGCATAGCCAATGATGTCATGCCATGAGTCATGATACCAAGGATCGCCATTAACAATGCGAGAGATTTTGTTACAGATGAGATCGAGGCTTTCCTTCATATCATCATCCATCGCATTCCATTCAGCACCAGAACGAAGGGTGTCTTTCAAAGCCTGTGAAACTCTGGAGACATCCTCTCGATAGTTACCATACCTAGTGCCTCGCTGTGCCAGTGTGTCATCTACATTCATTGCATACCTCCCACTGTCTTGGTATCTACAGTGAAGTTGCCATCACTGAAACTGTCGTGGTCTGGATCATAAGCAAAGTCACCAACATCGGCAAACACTTTGCCACAATAAGCAACAAGTTTATCTGCAAGCTTATCGTCTTCTTCCATGTACTGAATAGTTGCTGCCAATATCATAGCCATGCCAATCAGATTGTCTGTGTCATCACGGCTAATAGTGAGAGGACCAAAGCCACTGACTAACACCTGAAAGCTCTTGGTGTATTCACCGTCCACAATAGTAGGACGGAGGATAAGAGCAATGTCATTTGGCTTTATGTTTGTGGTGGAGTCCATATCTGTCCTTCATATCTTCGTAAGAAAAGAAGCCGAGCATTCTCTAACACACGCTCAGCATTACCTTCATAAGCTTCCAACACTTTGTTGTATAGCTCAAGTTCATTTGTTGTATCCCCAAGTATCTTGGCTGCTTTCACTGGACCAACACGGAACAAGCCTTTGATGTTATCAGCAGCATCGCCTGTCAGCATCTGCGTGTACAGCTTTACCAAAGCTTCCTCTGGTTTGATGTAGTAGCCTAGATGTTTAACAAAGTTGTAATGCCAGCCAACAATCTGATCTAAGTCTTTGTCTAAAGACACAATGACACAATTGTCACCAAGCTTTGTAGCTTCAATGGCAATTGCATCATCGGCTTCCTGACCATCAGAGATGGTGGCTCCCCATTCTTTTACCAAATAGTTCCTAAGAAAAGCGAGATGCTTTGGCTTAGGCTTGTCCACTCTGTTACCTTTGTAAGGAACAGTGGTGGCTATCTGATATCTGAAGTTGTTCTTACCTGTTAAGAACATATGCCACTCATCTACAAAGCAATCAGGGTAGATGTTATCAACACCGCACATGAGGACATCAACTACTAAACGATCCAGTGTTCGCTGTGCCGTTGTTTCGTCTTCATCCTCACATGCAGATGCTGCTCGATAAGCGAAGATGTCGCTATCGAACAAGGCTTTCATTTACAGCACATCCTCATCGTCTGCACTGATGCCACTACCTGCAGCATACTCAACCAAGTCAGTGATGACCAGCTTCTTCAACGAAGGGCTAACACCTTTCTTGTTCTTGTATGTCCAAGAGTAGCTAGACACCAAAGCCTTAGCCTTGCTGCCGTTGCCAATGGCCTCAGTAATCTCATCATTGTCTGTATCAAAGACACGGATGGGCTTCTCTGATTTGCATGTGATGTAACGACCCATGTCAGACTTCTTGTCTTCGCCAGTCTGAACACTGATGCCCATCTCTTCCAATGCTTCAACAGCAGCATCGGACAAGTTGCACAAGTTAATCTGGAACTTGCCAGACATGTCGTTCACCTTGTTGTGCTGACACCAGAAGACATCAGCCTTCAATTTAATTGCTTTCTTTTCTTCACTCATAATTTTCTCCAATATAAAAACGGTCTGAACGGCAGACCCACAACCGCCTCGTAATATTACTTACGAGAATCCTCATAAAGTTGATGAGCTAACAAGTAGCCTTCAAGAGGCCATGCCTTGTTAATAGCATCTTCATAAGAATACTTTTCACCAAGTGATTTGTTGTATTTTGTTTTATCAACACAAGCACTTGTACCAATAATGACATATCCATGTTCCATAAACAATTGACAAATAGTTGTTGTCGTGTCCGGCAACACAGTATAAGTTACTTGTTTAATTTTGTTTTCAATATCTGTAATTGAAACGCTAGTTCGTTTCGTCTCTTGTTGAATATCCATTATGTTTCCTTAGTGAGTTTGTTTCCAGTTGTCCCCGACTTTACCCTCAGCATTAACAGGGCAACGAAAACCTAAAGCTTCACCTGCCTTGGTTGCTGCTTGCTCGATGAGCCTAGCTGCTTCCTCTGCCTGATCTTCTTTAACTTCCCATTGTGTTTCGTCATGAACAAACGCCAACAGTTTAGCATTTATTCCCTTCTCTTGCAACAGCTTTGTTGATTCAACAAGCCACTGCTTAGCAATGATAGCACCTGCACTTTGTAACAATGTGTTCAATGCTGCATGCTCAGATCTAACCCACACCCTGCGTCCATCCAGTGCAGGGAGATGACCCTTAGCCATCAGCTTAGATATCTTCTTCTTCAGCTCAGCTAGGCCGGGTGTGTTATTGATAAAACTATCAATAAGTTTCTTGCCTTTGCTGCTGTTACCACCAACAATCGATCCTGCCTTGGCAGCACCTGCACCATACAACACTCCATATGTCAGGGTTTTTGTGGTGTTCCTAGCCTTCTTGTGCTCAGGATTGTTATCATCCTTGACAGTACCCTTCTCCACCAAGCCAAAGCTCTGTGCATTAAACCAGTGGATGTCACCCTTTAGCAACTCATCAATCCATTCCTGATCCTTGAGGTAGTGGCCTAAGCAACGAAGCTCAATACCTGATAGGTCAACACCCACCTGCTTGTACCCTACTGGCACACGCCACATCTCTCTACACTCAGCACCGAAGGGACTACCCACCGCAGGAACCTGTGCCATGTTAGGGCTACTGTGTGTAGCTCTGCCTGTCACTGCACCATTAGTAGTGACTCTACCGTGTACCCTACCGTCATCGCCTACCAGTTCCAACCAACTACTAATCTGAGCCACACGCTTTTGAATCATTAAGTATTCAGCTACAAGCTTAGCTTCAGGCAAGTCAATCTTCTCAAGCACAGCCTCGTCCACAATGACATTGCCTTTGTCTGTGTGTTTAGTAAACTTAACACCAAGCCCTGCCAATCGCTCAGCAATTTGCTGCCTACTTCCGGGATTAAAGACGGTGACTTTATCCTTCAGTTGCTTGCCTGTCTTCTCAGAGAAGCGTTGCTCCACGATAGGAGGGAACACCTTCTGCATGCTCTCTTCAATGTCAGACATGCGACCACTTAATGTGGCATTCAACACCATAGCTTTCTCCATGTCTAGCATGAAGCCGTTGTCTTCCATACCACGGCAGATGATTGCAACATCATGCTCAAGCTGAATGCTTTGGGTAGAAAATCCTTCCTTCACCATCACTGTTGATAGATGGTTGTACAAATTTTCAAGCAGCAATACATCCTGCTCACAATAGATAGCCATGCTCTCAGTGTAGCCACCATCAAAGGCAGTGTAGCCTATCTTGTGATTGCCTAAGCGATAGCCCCATGCCTCTAGGCTGTGTGGA